TCTGCTTTGATTGCATCACCGAAGCTCACCAGAGTCTGCATGTCATAAATCCCTCAATGGTACGACCACTGCTTGTGGACCCCACAAATCGTTCGGTACAACCCGACCAAAGTCCGACAGTGATGTCCCTGTGTCCCACATCCTATACCGCGACGGTCCGAGCACCTGGCGCCGTTGCGCTTCTGTCAACATCGCGAACTGCTCATCCCTCGTCGGGAGTTCCGGCGCTTCGTCGAACGCATCCGGGTCAAGCCCAGCGAGTTCGGCGTACGTCGGTGTCAGCGGGATCACCGTACATCTACAGTTTGGATGTGAAGGCACAACATTCGCAACAGCGTTGGGTTCTCCGTGGAGCGCCCAACAAACGGGACAGACGTTCACATCACCAGCAGACACTCGTGACCAGCCCTTGACGATGGACAGGTTCGACTCGAAGGTCTGGCGCTGTGCTTCTCTGTTGGCTCGAATCATCTCAGTGCGTGCGATAGTAGCAGCTCGTGATGGTGCGAGAGTTTCGTACGTCTTCGACATGCGCCTGGCGACCTGTAGAGGATTGAGACCCTGCGCGACACCGATGGTGACGTGGTCGCGTGCAAATGGTCCGATGGCTTCGTAGAGTGCCGCCAGCGGTGAACCATCAGCGGCGAAGCCGACCACGTTCGTGATGGCCTCGACGGGTAGTCTGTTCCAGTTGAGATCGATGGCCATACTCACCGAATCAGGGACACCAGCGACGGCACGCACCAGACTCTCCTGCATGTCGAGCGATAGCTGGATGGCGCTTCGCTGACCACTCGAAGCGATGTCAGTCGCTCGAGGAGCGAACTCCGACACCTTAGCCGCCATCTGATCGTTCAGTGCCGCGAGTCGCACCTGGAAGTCATTGAGTCCAGTGACATCCTCACCCGCTGCCTGTGCTTCCTCGATGGCCTGTGTCAAGTCCTCGAGGCGCTGGAGGTTGTCTGCTTGCAGGACCGTGTACGTCCTACGCATCTCAGCGAGCGCCGAATCTTCACGAGCGCGAAGCAGGTTCCTGTATCGCTCATTGACTTGATAGATGTCAGGCATCGGCGTCCGTCAGCTCGTAACCATAGTACGGGTGATACGACTTACCGTTCTCCTTCGGCGCCATCTTCTTGAGGATCTCTTTGCGTGCAGCTGTGGACCAGCGATAGCCAGCATCGCCACCCCATGCAGCCCATGCCACACGACCAGCGGACGGATAGCCATCCTCACCTGGTCGGAATCCTTCCGCTTGCTTGTCTACTTCGTGACGTCGAAAGAATGAGTACATTCGAAGGACAGTCGACTCGGACAACTTCTCACCAGCGATGATCTGGTTCGCTCGCGCCCATGCCACGGCTGTCCCGCCATCACGACCAGCATCACGCCACTCGATGGCGCGTTGCGCTTCTTCCTTCATGTCCTTCGACGGTATGAACTTCAGTCCGGCTTCGGATGCTTCGTCGAATGCCTTCGTCTCTTCGCGAACCGTGACAGGTAGCAGACCGAGGTGCTGGATAGAGTTGAGACCAACAGCCTGGAGTGCCGCTTCTGGCTCGAAGCCAGCACGAATCAAAGCGCCGGCAGCACCGACGAGTTTCGCTGTCTCGTCAGCTGTGCGTGCCGTTGAAACAGGCGCCGCATCAGGGACCAGGAGTTCCTGTCCGCCGATCTGCACAGGGACAGCCGTCGGATGGTAATAACCTTCGTCGTCGTCCGATGGCGTCACACCAGCGACACGCTTGGCTGTGGCGAGGTCAACGATGCCACTCTTGTATAGGCGCTCAGCACGCTCAGCGTCTTCATTGAGATCGGCTTGAAGTGCCGGAACATTACTCACGTCGAACTCAAGATAATCGCCTGGCTGAGTTTCTTCGTAGTCTGGAAGGAGTGCGATGGTGAGCGCTTCGGACATCTGGCGCATCAGCGGAATCATGCCGTCGGTCCATGCCGAGCGTGTTGCTTGCTCGAGGTTACTGTAGGTAGCACGCTCGAGACCGCTGCCGAGTTGTAGGACGAGAGGATTGAGTCCGAGAGCTGCACACACGCGCTCTTCCGGTTTGCGTCTGATTTCATCGAACGCCATCTCACTCGGTTTGTGCGAAACCTGCTCGACCTTGAATGGTCCAGTCATCACCAGGACGGAACCAGCGTTGTCGCCGGTGAAGTCCTGCTGTAGTTTGCGCTTTGTCTGACGTGCATCGTCTTCGGACAGGTCCTCGACGCCACCCTTGTAGTCTGGTCCGACCATGATGGAAGGCATTCCACCGTTTCGCACCATGCCGAACGCAGCTGATGCAGCCACATTGTCGGTTGCGATCTCACGAAGGACAGACGTGACAGGAGAGCGACCGAAGCGCGAGTCCTGCGGATCTCGACCGTATCGGATGTGAATCAAGTCCTCGAGCGCAATGTCGTACGACGTGCCATCGACGGTGTACTGATACTTGACGAGAGGATTGACCTTGTTACCGACTGGACGCATCATGTCAGCCGCTAGGTACTGTAGACCCACCACGCGACCACTGACGCGCACTTTTCTAAAGTACGCATTTCCGAGCAGTTGATAGTCTGGGAGCACCCACGACCAGACGAGCGATGGTGGAACATTCGGTGTCGGTTGCGCCAGGAGTTGAAGAATCGGATGGTCGGCGACTGTCTCGACCTGTCCATCAGGCATCGGTCTGCGGACCGCTGGAACACCTTGACTCCAGTTGCGGATGTACCAGTCCATACCAATCGCCACGATGCTGTTAAGCATCAGGTCGCCAGCCTGGCTCCTCCAGTTGAAACTTGAGCCTGGAAGGTTACGTGTCAGCAGGGACCAGAAGTCGCCGTTTCCTGTGCCAGTGAAGTAGGACGTCTGTCGCTGAATCAGCGGCGGCGGTAGCAGTGCGGATGGCGCAGCAGTGGCTTTGCCCATAAAGCGATCGAAGAGTCCCATGTGTCTATTGTGTCCTTATCATGACCTACACTGCACCCCAGCCACCACCACGACCGACGAGCTCGTCGTAGGCGTCCGTGAGTGCGTCGACGATATCGTCGTTCTTCCCCAGGGGGAACACGCGAAGTTCGTCCAGGAGCGTTCGATTCCATTCAGCCTGGACCATGTACACATTACCGCCAGCGACCTGACTCGCGAACGGTTCAGCCCTGACATCCTTCGCGCCAGTGACAGGGAGGATGTTGACTGCGCTGCCGTGGAGAAGTCTCAGCATGTGCATCGCTTGACTCTTGCCAGCCTGTCCCGGGTCCTGTGGGAGGCGCACACGCACACCGCGACCATCGAGAGCAGCTGTCTGTTTGATGGTCCTGTCTCGCTGATCTGTTTCATACTGACCGCGAACGAGGTCGAGTATCCATATGCGGCCATCAGCATCACGGCCCATTTTCACGCCGACAGTGTAGTCACCATTTCCAGCTGTCGCAGCCAGGTCCCAGGCACGGGACATCTTCGCACAGTTTGGCGTGGCGGCATCGATGGTGATGCGGTCCGACTTGAAGAATGTACCCTCGCGTGGTGTCGGTCGTTGCTGATACAAAGCCGACCAGCCATAGTCTCCGGAGTTTGCGACCATGACCTCCTTGATGCGTCCGAGTTCCTTCGTGTCGTAGCGTTCAGGCCAGAGAGCTTCGCCAGGCATTCGACCGATCTGGTCAGACTCCTCCGCGATTGCCGGGAGGTTAAGGACCGTCCATCGATGCGGCTCCGATGAGATCGCACGGCTAGTGATGTCGTCGTGATGCCACCTGGTCGAGACGATGATGAGAGCGCCCTTCGGTTCGAGGCGCGTGTAAAGGTCGTCCGTGTACCAGTCCCAGGCCTTGTCACGGTACAGCGCCGACTCAGCATCTTCGCGAGAACGAATCGGGTCATCGATGATGATGCGCTTGAAGCCGACACCAGTTGGAGGTGAACCGACGCCCCTGGCCATGAAGGTTCCTCCTTCAGGCATCGACCATTCATCTTGTGCCGCGTTGTCTTTTGACAGTTTAGTCCTGGACGAAACGACCTGTCTGGACTTCCTTGAGAAGCGTCTCGCGATGCGCTCATTGTAGCCAGTGACCAACACGTTCGAGTACGGGTCCCGCTCGATGCAATAGGCGCCGTATCGCACCGTGACTGTCTCAGTCTTACCGTGGCGTGGCGGCATGTGAATCGCGAGTCTGTCAATCTCACCGCGCTCGACTGCGTCCAGGTGCGAAGCGATGGCGATGAGATGACGAGCTGTGTACGACCAGCCATTCGGCAGCGTGTCCCGAAGGTAGTCGAGATAACAGACAGCAGTCTGAGCGCTAGTTACTGTCCGAAGTTGGTTCGGCTGCGGCGGAGAGAAGTTGAACCGAGAAGTTCGCAATGCGCTCATGGAGAGCTGCAATTTGGGCAGCTGATTGGCCATTGATGTAACGCTCACTCTGCGCTGTGCGTGCTATCGCCTG